GCCGCCATACGGATTGTATGCGCCGCCCATACCGCCATATCCGCCAAAGCCCATCGACTGGTATGGGTTCACGGGCATGCCGTACGAGGCAAAGCCAAACGGGCTGTATCCGCCGCCATAACCTCCCATGTAGGGGCTTCCGTAGCCGCCGCCGTACATAGAGCCATAACCACCCATTCCGCCATAAGACGGCTGCTGATAGCCGAAAGATGAACCGGTGCTCATGTTCGCCTCACTAGATCAAAGGTTGAGCCGGTGGCGCCGGCGGAATGACAATCTCAGGGATCACCGGCTGCTGCTCACTTGGTGTGGCCACGCGCGGCGCCTTCATCATGGAATTGATCTGCTGCATATCTACCTGCACGCCGTACTTCAACTGCGTTTCGTAGGCCTGCAGCATCAACTGCGCTTCGGTCTTATCACGCTCGCGATCATCGGCGAGCAGCATCTTCTGGCGATCCAACTCAAGCGCTGCCGCCTTGTTCTGGATATCCGCCTGAATCTTCTGCGTCTCGACCTGCGCCAGAATCTGCGCCCTGCGCAATCGCTGTAAGCGTCGCCACCTTCTGCTCTTCGGTGCCACCGCCGAGTGCGACGTTGATCTCAACGTCCATCTCAGCCTGCCAGCCGCGTGGATCAATCGGCACCCACTGGTTACGAAGGCGCACCACCCGTGGGCGATCTTGATTCTCCACAACCAGCTTGAGAATGCCTTTGAACAAGGCGCGCATCCCGGTTTCGGCGAAGATTCGGGCGATCAGCTCAAGATGCTGCTGCGCGGCGCTGACGGTCGCGGCGACCGCCGCACGGGTGGTGCTCTGTAGGGCATTGGCGTCCAATCCCATCGCGGCCTTGGACATGCCAGTGCGCGTCTCGCGCACCTCGTCCAAGTAGCCGAGCATCGGGAATGCCGCCTGACCAACAAACGGAACGGAGAACGGCTGAACCATGCCCGGTGCGCGCTGTCTAATCACGCCCCCGACCTCTGTGTTCAGCACGTCGTCCATATTGACCTGACCCTCGACCACACCCACCCGTGGGTGAATCGAGAGTGCCAAAGAGTCGAGCATGTTGCGCATGACCGCGGACTTGATGCGCTGCAGATCAGCAGTCATGTCAAAGATTGACAGACCGATCAATGCGTGCGGTTCCGGGTCAGGGCAAAACAAAGCGAACGGACGATGCGAGCAAGGCTCGTTCATCACGATCTTAGCCGTGGCCGATGGTGCAGATCTTGCGAAGCTCGGCGATGCCATCGCGATCATAGTCAACCGGAATGTAAGACTCGACGTAGAGCACGCGCTTGTCGTCTTGCGTACCGCCCGGGCCATAAGCCTGCGCATACGGGTTGCGAGCTAGGTACTCGTCGTTGGTGTCTAGTTCAAAGACGCCAGCCTGCTGCTCGACCTCGTCCTTGTCGTAGCCGAGCGCCACCAAGTCCGACACCGTCATCATGCGGCGATGCGCAACGATGGTGGCATCCATGATTCCGGTAGCACGGCGGTCGATCAGGAACTCTTCTGGCGGGACGGCTTCCACTTTCACGCGACCGTCGCGGATCTCGCGCTTCAGCTCCACGGCATAAATCTGCGGCGCCTGCGGCGGCAGTCCCGTGGTGGGATCAATCACCGGCTGCCCGGGCATCGGGTCAACCGGCGCCTGCCAGCTCGGGTCATCCTCTGAGCTGATGGCCGAGCCAATTACGTCAGGCTCATCGAGCAGCAACGTCAGCGCGGTTTCATCCAGACCGCTGTAGTGCTCGGTCTTGACCTTGACCTTCTCTTCCCAATAGAACTTGACGATACCGAGCGCACCGCGCAGCGCATCCTTGAATGCGGAGTGCAGCACCAAGAAGCCGTTATTATCCGAGGTAAAGATCCAGTTGACGTAGTCGGTCGCCTGCTCGGCAGTCTGGATATCTTCTGGGCCGCGCGGTACAAACTCGACCACCTTGGACGAGCCGAAGAAGACGCGCATGAGAGACGGCATGATGCCGTTGATCGTGTCTCGGACATCCGTAGACACCACCTGCGAGCGGCCTTCTTCCTCGTTGCCAAACGGCTCGCCGCGATAGTATTCAATCGCTCGAGCGCGGTTCGGCGAGAGGTCGTTATCGATGAACGATACCGCATCGACCAGCTCGGCCTGCACTACGGACTGCAGTTCGCTTTCGTCCATAGGCTCAGGGCCAAGGCCTAGAGCAGCCTCGGTCTTCTCGATCATCGATCCGTCAGCATAGTTCATAGACCGGCACCCGTGCCGAAATTATCCCTCTCCTATTGTCCCCCGAGCAGACTTTCAACCTGAACCGGTGCGAGTGCACATAGCCACGCTTCGCGATCCATCACGCCAAACGAGGCTATGTACTGGCCTTGATGCTCTACCAGCCCGGCGCAGAACTCAATCGTCTCGTCTCGGAAGAAAAACGCACGCCCAATCTGTATCGGGATGAATAGGTCATTGAACATGACGAACCGGTGAGCGTAGACATGCTTTCCGCGCTGCTTCTGGCGCTGGTGCACCACACCAAGCCACCAATGCCCGTATCGCACCAGCTGCGACGAACCAGACCAGCCCTTCAGCGTGCCGTCATCACCGCCCAAATTCACCCGGCGATTCTGCGGCCACAGCTCATATGATTCTGCAGGTGATCCGTAATACAGAAATCCGAGCCGCTCGCCGTCGATAAACGGCATCCAATTCTTTTCGCGCTCAAGACTGTGCGGACTGACCAAGAACTCCAGCTCCTGCACTGGCCCGTTATGCGGAAGCTGGCATAACGCCATCGTGTTACGGCAGCGCGGCCCGTGGTGACAGGCTGAGGCCATGTACCACCAGCCATCGCGCCACCAAAAGAGCCGCGCATCCTCAAGGCCGTCACGCGCCGGCACTCGGTACGATCTGACAACGCTTTCGTCAATGCGCCGTATCTCGCCCTGCGTCAAATCAGGCGTGATATGAACAAACCAGTTGGCGGTATCAGGGCGAGGGCTATTGCCAAACGAAATACCACCCTCAATCCCGAGCGTGTAATTGACCGTGCGGACAATGCACGCGAGATTTCCCGCACCATCTGCGGCGATAGACGGATTGCACGCTGGATATTCGCCCGGTATCTCTAGGCGCAGCATCCGTACGCCATGCTCGGCGAGTATTACGCGGCCGGCGGGGAATCCGGTGGCGTTTTCTTTGTCGGCTGTGGCGGCTTCTTTGGCTCCGGCTTGGACGGGGCTTTCTTGTCGAGGCGCTTCTGGAACAGAGCGACGTCGCTTGGCTTTAGCATTCATCAGTCTCCTCGCATTTTCGGCGTCACACGACGCCACGAATTTGTCTTTTAACAGATTTCGTCCACGTCGGCGAATACGCACCGCCAATCGTTGCCGCATCACTCGCAAAGGTCAGCACAAAAGCGTCGGCGACGTCAGGCGATGCCAACCCGCGGCGCTTCATGTCGTCCTTGCTCTCGAGTTTCAGCTTGCCGTTGCTCATGAACGAGTACCGCGGTGAGGATAATTCATTGACCAGCCTTTCGTCACGCGGCAGTTTGCAATCGCGCGCCTCAAGCCATGCCTTGGTCTTGCCCCAAAGCTCTGCGCGAAGGTTCGCGTACTGCCCCTTGATGGCCGGCGACTCACCGACGTTGATGCCGCGGCAGGGTAGCTTCAGCTCCCGTAATCGATCGACTACACCTGCGCCCAAGCCGATGCTATCAACCAGTATCTCGACCGGGCGATCTTTGGGGTCGGTCGATTCCCATTCGTGCAGCACCGCACCGGATAGGCTCATCAGGTCAAGGTTGCGCCATGTCTTGACCGGCTCGAGCACCACGTTTGCCTGCCGCTTGCAAAGGGCGGACGAGTCAGCGCCAAAACGCGCGACGTCCAGACCCCAGAGGATCGGTGCGCCGGGGTTCTGCACCACATCGCGGTCGATGGCTGACTGCGCCAGCTCCAACCCAATCAGCGTATCGTCGTCGGCCAGCGGGAACTCGCCGAGCACGCGCACCCGGTAGGCGTTCGACCCCTCGCCGTAGCGGCTTGCCATTTCCGAGACGTAGTCGCTCGAGACTCTGGGCGAGTCTAGGCAGGAGACGTGCAGGTTTTTCCAGTCGCCGGCTAGGCGGTAGAACGTGTCGTAGAAATACCCCTGCGTGCGGGTGGGGTTGCCGAGCAGCAGGGTCGTCGCGTTGTGGCCTGACATCGAACCACCGGCGGCCTCGAAGACCGCCTCGGAGACGCCGGGCGCCTCGTCCACCACCAGTAGCACATACTCGGCGTGGATACCCTGCAGCGCGTCCGGTTGTTCGGCGCGGCTGGTACGAGCCGAGATGAAGGCCTCTTCCGGGCTGGCCTTTAGTTCGATGCGGTCGGACTTGATTTCGATTAGGTCGGCTATGGCGGGGGGTAGCAGCTTGGCCCAACGGCGGCATTCGCCGAAAAGGGCGTCGAAGAGCTGCGAGGCGGTCGGTGCCGTGACCACCACCTTGACCGGGGCGCGGGTGAGCATGAACCAGAGCATCGACCAAGAGGCTGCGGTGGACTTGCCGGTGCCGTGGCCGGAGCGGACGCTGATCTTGCGCTCACCGGCCGCCAGAAGCTCTAGGAGCTCGATCTGCCACGGGTCAGGCTCTACCCCTAGCACCTCCCTTACGAAGGCCACAGGGTTCCTGTAATAGCGCGAAACGAAGTCGTAAAACGGATTTTTCAAGTCATGCCTCCCCGGAGGGGGTTATTCGGCCCCATACGGGGGTCTCTG